TAATTTAAAAGTATAGCGTACTCATTAGAATACGCTATACTATGAAGCTTAGAAACCAAGGGAAATACCTTTGGTTACAAACTTAGACATGTCTGAAGGAGAGCAGACAATTAAGCAAGCACTTTGATAATCAAGCACTTCTCTCCCACGCTTATCAGTTTCTACGGGAACGTAGAACTTTAAGTTAGGAGATTCAAGAAGACTGTGGTCTTCCTGTATCTGTTTAGACACAGGAAGAAATTCTTTCTCTTCAGTATTCTCGTTTAGTAACACAGAAACCTTTTCGGTTTTAGTGTTTACTACAGTACGCAGAGTTACAATATTAAACTCTGACACAAACTCACTAGGAGTGAAAAACTTAGCTGAACCTTGAGTAGACATAGTCATAGGATTTAAAAAGTTAAGCAGAAAAATCTCTGCCAAGCATGAGTAAGGGGAAGGGTGTACGGTAAAATAAATATAGAGGGCAAGAAATAAACTTAGGAGGAAGATGGGAGGGGTAGTGAAATGGAAGCGCCAGCTGGGTGGGGGGTGGCAGAGGGGAATCACACTTACCTAAAGTTTACCTAAGAATCACAAAATTTTTTATAAAAATTTATTTAACACACTTACCTAAAACTCACACAAAAATCCTTAAAAAAATTTTACCAAAAAAAATTTCAGAAAAAAATTAAATCAAACTCTAATTTCATATCTTTGTTCTAAAGAAAACTTAAAGTAAAAATGAAAGCACTAAGTAAAAGGTTAGAATTACCTGCAAATGAATATTATAAGGTACATTTAAATATAGTAAATTCATTGCTGCCTATTAAACTTACACCTAAGGAAGTTGAAGTACTTGCACTCTTCATGTCATTACATGGAGATATTGCTAAAGATAGGTTTGGTTCTACTGCTAAAAAATTAGTTAAGCAAGAGTTGTCTTTATCTGATGGTGGACTATCTAATTATATAAAGACACTTAAACAAAAAGGATTTATATCTCCTACTAATGAGATACCCACCCTTCTTACTCCTAATGTAGATAAACAAGAATATTTTTTACAGATTGTAAATAAGGATAATGAACGATTATAAGTACACATATATTAATAGGTACTATAAGCTTGTAAAGGAGCAATATCCTCAGCTTACTGAAGCACAATGTTATAAGATAATCAATGATACTTTTTATTATCTTAGAGGTAGAATGGCAGAAGATGATTTACCTGATGTAAGGTTAAAGGGGTTTGGTAGTTTTCAGATATTTGCTGCTCCTATAATACAAGAGGTAAAGAAGTTAAGAGGATTAGTAAGAACACAAGATTGGGTTACTGAGAATAGTAAATGTTTTATTAGATTAAAAACACTTGAGAATTATGTTGAGAAAAATCCTACGCTCTTTAAGGAGTATTATGAAAGGAGAAAAAAGTCCAATTGATATATGGTATTATATACAAGGACACACAAGGGAAATATTGTATTATTCCAAACTCAGGTTCCTGATAAGGAAGCATATACAAGAACAGTTTGAATGGAGATTAAAGGTAATGGATAAAGAATGTTATACTGATGCACAATGTAAACATTGTGGTTGTGATATACCTGCACTTACTCTTTCTAACAAACAATGTGGAGGTAAATGTTATTACCCTATGATGTCTAAAAAACAATGGTTAGAATATAAAACTAAAATCTTAAAATAATGTGGAATCATACTACTTACAATTTTGGTGAAGTAAAACCAAAGCAAGCACTTAGAGCTGAGTTTGAGTATTTAGGTGACAAGAAGATTATAGAAGTTAAACCTGCATGTGGGTGTACTACTTCTAAAAGGGATGGTAACAAAGTAATATTGAATTATGAAAGTCCTACTTTTCCTAATCATTTAAAAGGTAAAGGAATAACATCATTTGATTTTAGTAAGTCTGCTACTATTATATTTGATGACAATTCAAAGGATGTTATTACTATTAAAGGAACAATTAAAACTAAAGAAAAATGACACTACAAGAAATGCCAGAGGAAATTACAGAAGATTATTTACTCACAAGGGCACAAGAAGTTATTAATTCGGCTAATAGCTTTTTACATATTTTTGATAAGTTTAATCATGATATGGAACCTTACTTGGAAAATATTACTGCACTTACTGAATTAGATGTAAGGTTTGCAGATATGGAAAAACAATTTAATACATTAGCTCAAAGATTAATTATAAAGCAAAATGGAAACAGTTAAACTTGGTGATACAGGCTATGAAGTAATGAAAGTTCAAGAATTACTTGAGTTAAAGATGGATGGTATATTTGGTAAGATTACTCATGATGCTGTTGTTAAATTTCAAAAGCAATCTGGTATTACTGCTGATGGCATTGTTGGTCCAGTAACTTGGAATGCATTACTTGCTAAAGTAGATACTGATTTAACTAATGATGATTATGAGTATTATCCTATAGCTAAAGGTATTACTATTGATGGTAAATGGATTCCTAACTATTATCCTGGGCCTGTTCAAAAAAGGTGGTTGATATTACATCATACTGCAGGTTGGGATAATCCTTATGAAACAGTTAAGTTTTGGGAAAAAGATACTAACTCAGTAGGTACTGAATATGTACTTGGTGGTAAGCATCCTAATAAAGGTGATTTAGGTTTTGATGGTAGAATGATTAGTTGTTTACCTAAGGGTTCTTATGCCTGGCATTTATCAGTAGGAAATACTCCATTACATAGGGAATCTATTGGATTAGAAATTTGTTCTTTTGGTGGACTACATAAAGGTGGATATTATCAAGGGAGTAAATGGATAGCTAAGAATCCTAATGGATTTTATGCTTGGCCTGGAGTTGAAGTAAATTCAGACCAAGTAGTTGACTTAGGATATGTGTATAGGTTTAATCAATACTTTCATAAGATATCTGATAAGCAGATTGAAGAAGTAAGAAATCTAATATATTACTTACAAGATTTGTATAGGATAAATCCTAAGAAAGGTTTATATGAAATGATTAAGACTAAAGGTGTTAAGTATGCATTTGATTTTTGCAATCCTACAGAGATGGAAAGAAATCCTGGTATATATACACATGGTAATGCATTTGCAGGAAAGAATGATATATTTCCACAGCAAGAATTAATTGATATGATAATGTCACTTACATAGTTAAAGTATGGTAGAAATATTTGAAATGCATAACTCTCATGTAACTCCTGTAAAAGAGTTATTACTTATATATCCATTTAAAGAGATATGGGATAGAGATAAATCTAAGCATAAAGAAACAGCTATAAAAGAATTTTCTTATATTTGCTTCTTGGTATCACCAAGAAAGACAAATCCTTATGCAGGATATGCACAAGAGCTTAAAGAAAGAGAAGTAATTAAAGGATTGTGGAAAGATGAGAAGTGGTTTCCTGACAATCTTGTAATAGAAGGAGTTAGTAAGTATAATGAATGGTTACAAGAAGCATCTGTGTCTATGAAGTATTATGTTGCTGTAAAGAAAGGTATAGAACAAACTATTAACTTTTTTGAGAATATAGATTTTAATGAAAGAACAGATAAAGGACAACCTGTATATAAGATTGGTGAAGTTATCCCTGCATTAAAGTCTGCTAATGAAGTACTTAAGTCAATGACTGATTTAAAGGAAAGAGTTGAGCAGGAATTATATGAGAGTTCAAAAACAAAATCTGGTAAAGAAATTAACCCATTTGAAAGATGATGAAAAACAAAAAAGATTTAGCAGGGTACTTTGATGAACCTACTATGTCACTTAAATCTACACCTATGCCTGGTATGGGTATGGGAAAACATCCTGAGTCATGCTCAAGATTTGTATCACTTCTATTTAAGGCAAAAGAAGATGCTCATATTACTCATATTGAACAGAGAGTTAAGTCTTCTGCAATACATGATGCTATGGGTATTTTTTATGATTCACTTGATGGACTATTAGATACATTTGCAGAAACAGTAATGGCTGTACATGGTCAACTGTCAATTTCATTTTCAGCAAGTGTAATACAAAATCCAGTTCAGTACATGGAATCTTTGTATGAAAAAATAGATGAAGCAAGGTCTATGTACACAGAGAGTTGGATTTTAAATCAGTTAGATGAAATGCAGCAACTTACAGCACATACATTATACAGGTTAAAATATGTAACAGCAGCACCATCACAATAGTATGAAAGTAGAGTCAGTAAGAAACCCTGATGGACATTGGATTAACACAGAAGTTTTCAGAGAAGAAGCAAGACACTTTGAGAAGCATGGGTATTATTGTCCTGACCCTTGGGGTTCTCCATCCTGGCAAATGTATTGGGAAGAACAACTTAGAAGAACTATTGAAGGTTACACAGTAGGTGGAGTTAAGATAACAGGTGACCATTATTTTTATCTGAACTTTTGTCCTATCTTGAGGGTAGAGAAAAATGCAGCAGGTAAGAAAGCTAAAAAGATAGAAGGGTTTCCTGACTTTTGGGATGGTGATTATAACTATTATTGGGCAACTGAAATAGCTTATAATGGACTTAGTAAAAAGGAGTTAGATAAACTACAATTAAGTGTTAGTATTCAGGAAGAGTATTTGGATGGTGGAAGACACATGATTGTAGGTAAATCCCGAAGAAAAGGTTACTCATTTAAGAATGCATCTAAGGTAGTTAATAAGTATAACAATACAAGAAACTCCTTATCTATTATTGGTGCATTTGATAAGAAGTATTTATATCCTAATGGTACAATGGGTATGGCTACTGACTATATGAACTTCTTAAATGAGCATACTGGTTGGAGAAAGAATAGAGATTTTATTGATAAGCAAGAATATAGGAAAGCATCTTTTAAGGAAGTATTGAATGGTGTAGCTATTGAGAAAGGTTATGCTTCACAAGTAATGGCAATTACATTTAAAGATAATCCAGATGCTGCTCGTGGTAAAGACTCTGTTTATGTATTGTTTGAGGAAGCAGGTA